TGAGATCTTAGCGGAAGGGGATCGAAATAAATTAGCGGAGATCACAGGTAAACTTTCCACAATAATAAATTTAAACGTGGAAAAATCAAAAGATCTATCTCAACAAGAATTAGATAACGCAATAGAGGAATATTCAGAAACGTTAAACAGGGGGCAAAGGAAATAGAAAATGATAGCAGAGCAATGGAAAGACAAAGTAAATAGTTTCCAAGAAAAACTATACAGTTATAAATCTGTAAAAGAGATTCCGAGCCAATGGATTGAGGATAATATTTTTTTACCAAAAGAGGTTTCCAGATTTAACGGCCGTATGAGTTACGATCTATCGCCATATTGTCGGGAAATTGTAGATACTTTACACCCGAGCGATCCAACTAAAATGGTTGCGGTTATGAAGTCCGCTCAATCTGGAATTACTCAAGGTTTGGTGGTTCCTGGGATGGCTTACATAATTTCTGAAAATCCAGATAATTTTTTGTTTACCGCTGGAGATAAAGATCTAGCGAAAAAAACAATTCGGGAGCGGTTTGATAATATTATGCAGGCTAGTAATTTAAAGCATCTAATTAGGCCCAACACTATAAGAGCGAAGGGTCAACGATCTGGAGACACGGATTTATCAAAGGAATTTGCTGGCGGATCCGCAATTATTGAGGGAACCAATAACGCTAGTAAGTTTAGATTTTTCAGTGTTAAGACTGTTCTCATGGATGACTTTGATGCTGCTCCAAAAAGTGATAAAAAAGAGGGAAGCATTAGAAAGCTAGTTGAAGCGCGTCAAACCTCCTATGGTAATTTAGCGAAAATGTATGTTATTTCCACGCCTACAGAAACCCAATCGTCAAACGTTTATGAATCTTACATGCAAGGGGACCAGAGAAAATGGCATTGGCTTTGCGAAAAATGCGATGGTTGGATGCCTACGGATTTTCAAATTAATTTACCTAACAACAAACGCGCTGGAATAGTCTGGGAAACTGACGAAAACAATAAACTAATAAAAAATAGCGTAAGATATAAATGTCCACACTGTGGCCATAAGGTTAGCCAAAAATCAAAAGACAAATTAAACAAAAGCGGCAAATGGATTGCAACGGCTCAAGCAATAGAGGAAAATTATAAAAGCTATTATATTAATTCGCTTATAATACCTCCTGGCTTTTTTAGCTGGCAAGATCTTGTAAAAGAATTTTTGGAAGCATGCCCGCCAAAGAAACCGGTAAACGTTGACATGCTAAAAGCTTTTTATAATGTTCGGCTAGGTTTGCCATTTGAGGAACGTGGCGAGGCTCCAAAGATCATGCAATTAATGAAAAATACAGGAACCTATGAAATTGGCGTAATACCAGATGAGCTATCAAAGGAGGACGGAAACGGCGAAATTGTTTTTATATCTCTTGCTGCTGACCTTGGAGGAATTATGAATACCGATGAAGATATTGAAGATGTAAGAATCGATTGGGCAATTTCCGCATATGCTGCAAATGGTGTAAAATATTCAATCGATCAAGGAGCCATTGGAACTTTTAAGCGTAAACATACAAAATCAAAAAAGGAAATTGAAAAAGATCATGAGAGAAAAAAATACACTTACATGCATGGTCAGAAAAACAGCGTATGGCCTATTTTGGATAAAATAATAAAAAGGGATATAATTGGTCAAAGTGGTACTGAATACATAATTAGTATTTCGATAGTTGATACTGGAAACTTCACTAGATATGCCGATCAATTTATCAATATGTATGACGGAGATAATCCAGTGTACGGAATTAAAGGTAGGTCAGATAAAAAGTTTAGATCTGATTTAAAGGACACGCCAGCCGTTAAGAGAAGCCGAGAAAATCCAAAGCTATATATTGCAGAGGTCGACCAGTTAAAAGATGAATTGGCAAGCTACATGAAGCTAAGAAAAACAGATGATGGAACACAACCTCCAGGGTTTATGAATTTTCCAAACCCGAGGGACGGTAAATATAGTTTTAAGGAATATTTTAAACATTTTGAAAGTGAGCAACGAAAAGAGGTAAAAGAAAACGGTCAAGTAGTTGGATTCAAATGGGATAAAAAAACAAGCATGACAGAAAACCACTTTTGGGATGTAGAGATCTATAATTTAGCGGCTAGATATGTTTTTATGGATCTAATAAAAAGAAGTAACCCTTCTAAATTTAGACATTTAGATTGGGCGAGTTTTGTTGAGTTTGTAAGTGAATAGCAAAGCAAAGGCGCGGATATAAAAGTAAAAGCAAGAGCAAACTATTAAAACTTTGTTAATATTAGTTTATTATGTTTTTTTGTGTTTTATATTTGTAGTGTACTTAGAAACGATACACCATGAAAAATCTTACAATAAACCAACTAGCTAAGAAATGTGCAAACAAAACAAACGCTACTAAAAACAAATATCATTTATTTGTAATGGATAACTTTCCTAAAAATGATTATATAGTTTTTAATCAAAAAATGTGTGATATAGAAATGCACAGTAGACCTAGCTATGTAGGTAGTGATATACTTGTAAGATGAAAAAAATAACTTTTCAAAACTGGAATAAAATCGAAGATAAAAAACCTGATAAAGAAGAAAAATATCAGGTTTTAATCGATTGCGATGGAGAAACAAAACAATCGTTTTGCACATATTTTATAACTAAAAAAAGATTTCATTTTGATATGCCAAATATTAACTGGAAAGTAACTTACTGGAAATAAAAAAAAATAAATTATGAAAGTTGAAGAAGCGCAACGACCATTAATAAAGGGAGAAATATTCTTAGTACCTTGTCTGGTCAAAAGAGAATTAGAAGATGAAGAAAATATTTGGTTAGATGTAAAAATTAAAAAGAATACTAAGATTTTTGTATTACCAATCATTAATCATCCTCATAACGATGTTGAGAATGGTCAAAAAGAAAGTCATTTTCATTTAGATTACAGATTTATAAATCATAAAAACGACGGCAATTTTCCAACAGTTATAAATTCTCATTCTTTACACATATTTGCAACTGAATTAAGACCTGAGAAAGATTTTGGAGATTTAGAATATCATTTATTACCAGTTTTAAACGAAGATTTTACAGGAATTACGGATGTTTCTTTAATCGAAAAGTCAAAACTAAAAAATAAATGTATTCATAAAGGAAAATGTCCTCATAGGGGATATGATTTGAGCCAAGTCAAAGCTGACGAAGATGGGGTAAAAACCTGTCCTTTGCACGGCTTAAAGTTTAACAAAAAAGGAATAGTAATAAATAAAACAAAATGATGGTCATAGACAACAAATTTGATATTGGAGATTTTGTTTATTTAATTACAGATATTCAAAGAGAAAAAAGGATTGTAACCGAGTTAGTTATTTCAAAAAGTTCAATTCTTTACACTTTAGCCTATGGCGGTTATAATACCGAGCATTATGATTTCAAAATTACCGATGATATAAATGTTTTAATAATTAATGATAACTAGAAAGCCATGAAAAAATACAAAGTTACTTACAATGCTAGATGTGTAAATGATGATAAAATAGTTAGCGCTTACAGTGTATTAGGTGCTATAAGTGCTTTTTATGTTTCTTTTGGATATCAAGAAGTTGAATCTATTGAACTTCAAAAATAAAACATCTAGGAGGTATTCTTAAAAAAATAAAAAAAGCTATTGTTAACCGCAATAGCTTTTTTTATTATATTTGCATATATGGGAATATACATTTATAGTATTTCAGAATATATTACATCAAGAGCCTCCAATAAGGCTAAGATTGAAGCTATAGAGGTTTTAATCGATCTTATGTATGATACGATGGCTAGCGCAATAGATGATTCTGGAACTGCCTCTTATACCTTAGATACGGGACAAACTAAGATAAGCACAGAGTTTAGGTCTTTAGATCAAATTATCAAAGGAATACACGCATTAGATACGCAATTACAGATGTATATTAACAGATATAATGGAAGAATAACCATTTTAAGGGGTCGATTAAACAATTAATTTATGGCATGGAATGACTTTTTCAAAAAAGAATCTAAACAGCCAAAAAAAGCTGAGCAAAAAAACGATCAATCTAGTAAAAATAGTAGCTTAAAACCCTTAGATCCTAATAGTTTTGGCGGTAACTACATGCCAGCCTATCCGCGTACTCAAAACCTAGTATACTCTGCTGCTTTCGACGGTGAAAAAACCATTGGAGAGCTTGGAGATATATACGACTTAAAGCCAGATCATCTAAAATTAAGGCTTCGAGCTTATGAATTAGATCTTAAAACAGATTTAGTTAAGTTAATTACTGGAAAATTCTTTAAATGGTGCGTAGGTACTGGATTAAAGTTTGAATATGAGCCAGATAACCAAGTTCTGCAATTATTAGGCTACGATGAGGTAAGCGATGAAAATATTGTAAAAAAAGAAAGGCTTTTTAACCTTTGGTCTAAATCCAAATTAAGCGACTACTCAGGTCGCCAAAACTTACACGCAAAGGCTAGTGATGCGTTTAAAACCGCTTATTTGGGTGGTGACGGATTAATCGTAATGCGTTTAGAAAAAACAGGAATAAAAATACAGTTAATTGACGGCGGGGAAATCGAAACACCATTTGATGATAACGGCAAAGGGGATAAAAACAAAATAGTACAAGGTGTTGAAGTTAGTCCAAAGGGTGAGCATATTGCATTTTGGGTAAAAACTGATAAAAATAATAACCTAGCTGATTACGAGAGAATAAAGGCTAAAGATTCAAGAGGAAATCTAATGGTTTGGATGATCTATGGCGGTAAACACCGAGTAGATCATCACAGGGGTATTCCTCAAATCAGCTCTATAATGGAGAAAATATCTAAATTAGATAGATTTGTTGAAGCTTCCGTTTCAAAGGCTGAAAAAATGGCTGATTTAGTTTATACTTTTGAACACGATGATTCATCAACTGGAGAAAATCCTATCGGCAATTTTGGAGCTAGGAAAGTCGCTAATGTTACCAACGAAGATAATACGTTTGAAGAAAGCGGAAGAACTGCTCAAGCGTTAAGACAATCCACAAGTGGTCAAGTTTTGAACTTACCAAAAGGAGCTAAATTAAAATCTACAACAAACGAAAGTGAAGTTAATTTTGATCCATTTTATAAGGCAATTGTTAGATCGCTTTGTGCTTCACAAGATATTCCGCCAGAAGTGGCAAATCAAATGTTTGAGCAGTCATATAGCAGCTCAAGGGCGGCTCTTAACATGTGGGAGTATGTTATTGATATAATTAGAGAATACACGATTGTAGAGCAATTCTACAAGCCAATAAACCGCTACTGGTGCTACTATCAGTATATGACTGGCGTCTTAGATAGCGATGGATATGATAGAGCTGTTGCCACAAATGATGAAATGGCTTTGGAAGCTTATTATTCATCTCGTTTTGTAGGTAAAAAAATGCCACATATTGATCCGCTAAAAGAGGCTAAAGCAATAAGAACCTTACTAAAGGACGATAGCCCGCTTATAAGCAGAGAGCAAGCTGCTGAAATGGCTAATGGTGGAGATTGGATAAGTAATTACAATAAATACAAAAAGGAAAATTCTCGAATTGAATTAAAGCCGTTATTAGAAATAAGGGAAACTAGAAATGGAGCTGTAAACGGTAACGGCGGCGAAGGTGCAAATGGAGTGGCAAACAACGGAGTAGAAAACAACGGAGTGGCAAACAACGAATAAAATATAAAATAAATGGCAGCGCAAACAACGGCTACATCAGAAAATAAAAAAAAGATTTGGAGCGTAAACTTTCGACCTAAAGTTGGTCAAAGTGTAAGCTATTTAGGGAATCAATGGTTGAGTATATCTGGTATAAATTCAGAACCTACATTGTCAAATGATGATGATTGGATTTTGGTTAAAGAGTCAAATAATAATGAGTTTCTAAAATTAACTGACGCCCTTACAACAGTTACAAATACCAATAAATTAATTACTGATGAAGATTATAAAGGTTTAATTTTTATATCCCAATGGAATGCCACTACCAATACTCCAACACTTACAAATTCAAATCCTTCTAAATTTAGAGAAGCTTATATAAACCTTAGTGCTTCTACTCGTTTTGGAATAGCATGGGAAAAAGGAGACTATTTAGTTTATGATTTTGATGGAAATATTTTTAAAGAAGATAATCCTCTATTAAATATTGTATCTACAGTAGGTTTTAGCAATGATTATGATGATTTAGATAGTAAGCCAGATTTAAGCGTTTTAAACCCTTTAATAGCTCATTTAGAATTTGATAATACGGATAAAACAGTTTGGAATAATGGTAAAGGTGATGTTAATGAAAACACTTCTTTTGGTGAAAATGCTTTACAGTCAAATACAACTGGAAATAATAATACTGCTAATGGAAAAGGTGCATTAAGATCAAATACAACAGGACGTGATAATACTGCTCATGGTTTTGATGCGGGTAGATATATTTTTAATAACATTCCTAACTTAAACAGTATTGAGAGCATTTTTATCGGGAAAGAGACTAGAGCTAAAGAAGCTAACGGTGTTAATGAAATAGTAATCGGAAGTGAAGCATTAGGAGAGGGATCAAATACAGCTGTAATAGGAAATAATAATATTGAAAACACTTATATAAAAGGAAATTTAAAATCAGAAGGTTTTCATACTTTTTTAGATTCATTTGCAACAGACGGAACAGGTGTAAGTAGTGAATCAATGTTTAAAGGTAATGATGGTAACTTATATTACAAAAGCAGTTTAGGAGCTGTCACAAAATTAAATTAATCAGCCAAAAAGGCTAAAAAAATAAAAAAATCATGGCTTACGACGATTTAAAAAATGTCGGAATATACAACTTAACTAGCATGGGTCAATTTGGCTATGTTCAGCTTAACACAAATTCCACAGATATAACAGGAGTTAAATTCTCAGCTATTTACGCAAATGAAGATAGTGAATTTACGGTTGGAAAATATAGTAAGGGCGGAGATGCTTCGATAACCGTTGCATTACTAAAGGGCGGGCATATTCCAGGAGCCTTTATAAATATTACTGGATTAACTGGCGACATTCTTTGCGCAAAAGCTACAGAATTATGAGTTTTGGATTTGGTTTTGGACTTGAAATGCCGAGGGACAGGTTTGTTGGTGGCGACACAACATCACCTAATAAAATGATTATAGAAAGTTTTGAACTTACTACTGACACAACATCACCTAATAAAATGATTATAAACAGCTTTCAATTAACTTAAAATATGGTACTTAAAATAATAGCAAATTTAG